CCTCGGAGAAATCGTTTGAACGACGTTTCTCGTCAAGAAGTGCTTCTAAGCTATTGATTAGTTTTTCTGTTTCCATAGTATTATGTAAATTTGGTTCCTTTGGTTGAATTACAGTCTTTTTATCTAGATGTGAACTTTTTTCTTTAATTTTATTTAAAAATTGATTATTTGCTTTTGTAGATTGTTCTCGATTTTCTTGCGTCTCTGCGACCAAAACTCCGTTTACGTCCGCAGCAGGTTTAGTTGTAAATGCCACTCCTAATGGATAAACTTCTCCAGTAACAAGTCGATGAACAGATCGCCCATCTTCTAATTTTCCGCTTCCCCCAAAAGCAGTCAAATGCTCTTTATATTCTTCAGCTTTTTCTCCATAGACGACTTCATTATCTTTCAAATCTTCACTTCCAATTGCTACGGCAAATTCATTAAATCCTAGCTCCCAACTTGTAGAAATGATTGTAGAAAAATCTCCATTTTCGTCTGCAGAAGATTCTAATAAATCAGAAAATTGCGGACTTGCATTTTTATAAACAACTGCTGCGAGAGAAATATTAAAAGCTTCTTTTTTTTCTTTTATCTCTTCATCCGAAAGGATAGTACTGTCTTCATAAGACGAAAATCCAGATGAAACAATATGTCCTACAACTTGATCCCGATTGTGTTCAATATTAGTGGGCTTATGAACAAAATAATCTTTTATAGATAATGCGATATCAGAATCAATCCCATCTCCGTTTTTATTAAATTTATTTACCACTGCCGCATTAAATGCAACTCCGAGCAAATCAATATTTCTTTCAAGATTGATATTTTCAGGAATTAAAGATTCAAGGTTTCTAATAGATGCTTGAGAAATTTGTGTTTCTGATATTGGAGCTGCAGAAGCCTCCGTTTCAAACTCAAAAGAGGCGGAATACTTAAAGTCTTTCATTATTTGTTTAGATTATCGTAATCAGCTTTGCTGCAAAATTTTGTCATTTTTGTTCCGTCATCATCCACAGCCGTAAATGCGTATCTTTCACTCACTTTACCAGTTTTAGTTGTTTTCGCATAAACTTTTTTCTCAACTTGGGAAGAGTCGATCTGGACTTTTTCTTTTTTTCTTACGTTATAAAATTGAATCATAAAAATTTATACACACATTTTAGTCTTTTTTCTTGCTGTGAAATAAAATTGCAGCGGGATACTCGCTTAATTCATGAACAGAAGAAATTTCAGATATCTCTTCAATGATTCCTAAATTAGATATTTTATTAAAATCTTCTATGCATGCCATACCTACATCAACCCATTTTTCTTGAGTTGACGACAGGACAACCGACTGCACAAGTTGATCTATAGATTTGCCTTGTTCTTCGGACAGCTTTCTTTTTTTGATTTTCTTTTTCATGCTTTTATTTAATTCAGACCTTAAATCCTCAATTGCATAAACAGTTTCCTGTATTGATTTTTGGCTATAGCTTGCAGTTGCTCCAGTAGGTCTACCGACCTCTTGAGGAACTTTATTTTGAGGTTGACCAGGTTGCTGGCCAGGCTGCTGACCTTGCTTAATCATTTCGCTTTTATTTTTCGCGTCCTGTTTAATCTTTTCTTTTGACAGTTTTTCGTCAACTTTTCTTTGCTCTTCTGCCCCAGGAGGCTCTATAGAAGGCACTCCTCCGACTAAAGGGTTATACATACCTTGCTCTCTCTGCCTTACATATTCTTCTTGATTTTTTTCCAACTGTTCAATAGATGGGTATACTCCTGTTTGTATAGTTCTAAGGCCATCTTCTGGAGTCAATATACCCAATTCAATTAATCGGGTAGCAATTCTTTGTAATTGAACTTCGTCCTTAATGTCAATATCTTCAAATTTTGCTTCAGGAAATTGCCGAAAGCCCATATTCCTGCAAACCATCTTAATCTGAGGCTGCAAGAAATCTTGAATAAACGCGTTCCTAGCTTCTTTTAATCTTTCTAAAAATATTTGAGCCTTGACTTGGGTATTTGAGAACTTTTCTTGACCAACAATAACATTTTGTAAAGCATCTCTAATATCCGCGTTTACTATTTCATACTTTTCGGGACCAAGAATTTTATTGATTTCGGGAATAACAAAATTAGCTTTGGTTGTATAGTCGCTCACTAATACCCTCCCAACGCTTTCATTTAAAAATAAAGATTGCATTGCGTTTAAATTGGTTGGGTTTATACCTCCTTTATCTGGTTCTGCACCCATGGTAATTAATAGAATTACATTTTCAACAGTTCTACTAATTGCTTGATCCACTTTCTTTAATTCGATTTTCCAGTTTAAGTCATCTAATACTGGAAAGCCAAAAGGAATTGCAAATGGCTCGTAATCTTGTTTTTTATAAAAGCTATAATTTAATTTAGTTGGATCAAGTTGAACATAAATGCCTTCTCTAGAAAATCTTTTTTCTTTTATTTCTTTTTTAGTTTTTTCTGGTAAAGCATCATAAAATTCTTTATCTTCCTTGGTTTTTGGATTGCGCAACCTATCTAATTCATACTCTGACAAAACCTTTTTATAGTCTCCTTCTTCAAATGCTGTAGTTTTAGTAATAACGATATCATATGGATTTAAAAGTATATACTTTATGGGAACCTGACCAAGAGGCAAGGAAGAAGAAGCTTTTGATTCAGCGTAAATAGTAGAAATCTTCTTTAAATCTTCTTTATCAAATTTTCCATCTACTCTATACAAAAATACATTACCAGACCTATAGTATTCCCTAAAATATTGATCTTTTAAATTCCACACTTTAATTTTATTTAACCAGCGATCAATAAATTGTCTAGCAGGCTCAGTACCCCCTTCTAAATGTATTTCTGAGTTAGCAAATTCGGCCATTATATCTATAGCGTTTCTAAAAATCGCAATATTGGCATAAGCCTTTTGGCATAATTCTATTGCATCTTGTATTGAAACTCCTGAAGAGCCTGACTCAAAAGGTAATATTCCTTCTCTAATATTTGCGTATTTATTTTGCTTGCGTCCTTTATATGTAGAATTGCTTTTTTTAACTCCGCCCCTGCCTGACGAAGGTTGGCTTCTAGATATCGTTGAAGATTGAGAATAATAACTTTCGCCGCAAAACTTAGGCTCAGTAGGATCTTGATTTTGTATTAAATCAGATAGGTTATTATTTGGTTGCTCAAATTTATTCCAATAATCTGAACGTTTAGTATATTTTCTTGCCATAGATTATAGTACACACAAAAGTATAAAAGTAAAGTTAAAGTTAACTTTTAACTTTAGCGTATAAACATTGGAGTAAAGGTATATACCGTATTGTCTTTAGAATCGATAAAATCATAATAAGTCTTTATCATCCAATTGCCCAAAACCAAGGCAGAGTAACTATCCTTTCTCGCCTTCTCTGGGCCAGTTTGTCTTTTTAAAGATGGGGGCAAATCAAACGTTTGCGTTCCCTGCGGAGAGGTTGTAATTTGAATAAGAGAGCACTCTCCTCGTGTTGCATGAATCATAGCTTCTTGATGCTCAACAAAATCAATCATTTTTGCAGCGTCAGATTGATTGTCTTTATCAATGATATTCGAGAATTTTAAATCATTAATAGGTATTTTCTTTTTTCTCTGCTCTTCATAAAAATCATCAATCGCAGGAGACGCAAAGTATATTCTTTTGTGATCAAAGTTAGATTGCAACAATTCATTTGCTCTGCGAATCCATGCGCTTGTAGGTTTTCTCAAGATACATATTTTTTTGCTTTTCAAATCATATTGAGACTTTGCATCCAATAAAGCTTTTTGATATTCTTCTATATTGTCAAAATCTGCATCAAGCATTTTTATATTAATATTACTATTTTTAAAAATAGAGCTTTCATTTGCTGCGCTCAAAAACTGAACTCCTCCATTATAGTCTCCAACGATTCCCACAATATTAAAATGGGTCAATAAATAATGCATGTATAATATATGTGATTTCATAGGCGCTCCAGCCAAAGCGTAACTATGCACAAGAGTACCTAATTTTTTTTGATCGCTTAGCTTAAAAACTTGAATTGCGAAATTATCACTGCTTTCACTTTCTGCCCAACTAGGGTCAAACGCCATTATATATTTTGCGCCAACCTCTCCAGAAACTTCTACGCTTGGAGAAACACCTTCAGGCAACACGCATTCAGCCATTTTGGACGTTTTAAAGTATCCAGAACTATCATCTGTAAAGACTGCGCCAAATTCCCTATCAAATTGAGATTGACTCATAGAACTTTTAGCTTGGTCAATGAGGTTTTGATCATATAACTGTAAAGGAGCACAATCATAACTAAAGTGCATAATAACACGATTAGCTTCAGAAGGGTTTTTATTCCCAGTTTTAATTAATTCTTCAAATTGGCTATATACTTTGTACATATATTCAAACTTGTAGCTTGCAGAAGATAGCATAATGAGCTTATTGTTCGGCCATACATACCTATCCTCCTCTTTCATCTTGCCTTGGTTTATAAGCCCTGTTTCGAGCTTATAGAGGTCATCTCGTTGAGTTGGGTTTTCAACGACACTCAAAAAAGGGATAATAACCTCATTATAAATTCTTTCAGGCATCAGCAAAAACTCATCAATAATAATTCTATGAAACCTAAATCCCCGAAGCTTTTCACCATCACCCAAAGGAAGAGCGTGAATTTGACTTTCTCCAATGTGCATACTCCATTGATCATTAGTTTTTGAGGTTTTAGTTATACATTGGGCAAGCAAAGCGGCTTCAGGTTTATTTGCAATATCTTCTATTTTTTTAAAGATCATTTTAGACTGCCTAAAAGATTTTGAAATTATTCCAATTTGAACCCCTTGATTTAATATGGCATCTAAAAATGCAAAAACTCCTGTTGTCCACGATTTAGACATTCCTCGGCTCCATACCCCGAGAAAATAATCTGTTTGAAACATAGATTTAATCCCGATATGTTGAAACGGAAAAAGCTTTACCCCTGCGAGCAGATCCGCAGCAAACGTAATATTATTTCTTAAAAATTTATATAATAATAATTTTGCCTCTTTTTCTTCTAAAAATCCTTTTTTTGAAAGTATCAAATCATTAATATCTTTGAACGATTCTCGAGTTAATTGCTTTCCTGTTTCCCAAGTCATTTCTTTTTTTCTCTAATTCTTTTGTCTATATGAAACTGCATATCACAATTCCATAGTTTTTTTCCCTCTATTAGTAACCTTGGAATCAAAAACTCAGATGCTGCTCGACCACCAGAGAATATAAATTGACAATTTTTTGGGTACTGATTAATTAACTTTCTTGTATTATGCCAGATGTATGCAAGATTAGCCTTATGCGCAGAAAAACTATTGTTTTTTTTAATTAAATTAATACTTGAGTCAACGACGATATATAAAAAGCTATCGAATTCTACAGCTCGTTCAATTTCTTTAATAAATCTACTAAATCCAACAGATAGAGTTGATTTAAAATCAGCTTCACTTTTTCGATCAATATAAGTATAAGAATACTGATCTCCGCCCGTGGTATAGTCCCCGAAATCTAATTTTAAGGTTCTAGATTTTTTGAATTGCAATGGCTGCTGTTCTCTTGTGTCAATTAAAATTTCTATATCTTTATATTTTTTATTATCTTCAAAAAAACCATCAATTATATTTTTTTTATATAAAGGCTGAATGCCTCTTAATTCTTGAGAGGCTAATTCTTTACATGCATGAGTATAGCTGCCAAATATTTTTTTATAAAATTCTATAGGCGGCAATTGGCATAATTGTAGCTCAATATGGCAAGGAGCATGATTTAAACTTTTATGCTTAATTCTGGCAGCAAGTTTATCAATTACATATTTTCTAATTTTTGGGTCTTGTGAGGACTGCAAACTCAACCACTTAATAAGACGATTCCTTGAAAGAAAATCTCTATCAAAATAATCTTGTTTATTTTTAAATGGCAAACTTTCCCCAGTTAAAAGATCTTTTTTTGGGTAATATTTTGTATAATATTCTGCAACGGTTAAGTTATGTTTTTTTAAATGAGCGTGAAGACTCCGCTCGCTTTCGAAAGATTCGTCACAAGCTTGACATTTATTCATATTTTTTTGCATGGCCTTCGGCGACCATAATATTGTTAATACTTGCTCCAGATTTCCATATTTCTCCTAATACTCTACCATATTTTCCTATACCGTGAGAGGAGAGAACGAGTTCTCCTTGGCACAATTCTTCGAGTTTTGATTTTGCTGCGAGTCCAAGCTTTTTTTCGTCTAAATTACGAGTTCTTGATTCGGGAGCATCAATCCCGCTTAAACGTACTCTAACTTTAATATGAATATTAAATCCCAAATCGACTAAAACGTCTACTGTATCTCCATCAATCACCTTGATAACTTTAGAGATTTTATAACAAAATAAATTTTCAGAATTGATCATATCGCTTCATCTCTTTCTATACCCAAAACTCTCGCTTTCCACTGAGGCATACCCTCTATCCTTTCTGCCTCTTCCTTAATAATTTCCTTTTGCATTTCTGCCATCTTAACCATAATATTTCTTTCCTCTTCTTCTTGAAATAGCTTAACTAAAGAAAGCATACTGGCAGTATTTTGCTGCTTAGATTGCAGTCTTTTTGAGCGGTCTCCCTGAAGTTTTGTAATAGCTCTATCAATTCGAGTCACGCATTGATTATACTCTTCGCTTTTAGTTTTTAAAATTTCAGTCAGGCGCATAGTCAGATCAGTTTCTTCTTCGGCAGCATTAAACATATCGTTTAGTTTAAGTTTTTGACCTTCGATTTGTTTTAAATTAATGTAATCCATGCAAACATTAATATACATATTAATTTCGTCTGGAGTTAAATCAGGCTTGTCCCAACACGCCCTAGTAAACTCTGCCTCAAAAAGCAATCTATCTTCATAACAGGTATAATTATTAATCTGAGAAGTAAACCTTGGAGACGATAAAATGTTTATTAAATTTTCTGCGCAGACTCTTTCTTGTCGAGTTAATTTTTCTTCGCTAAGATTTTTCCCTACGGCCTCATTAATTTTTTTAACCGCAGATACAACTGAGCAAGGAGGGTTATATTTAACACCTCTAGCAGTATCTTCTTCAGCGATTCCTTCTGGCGCATTATCTCGAATAAAATCTGCAATGACTAACGTTTCTTTGCTTAAAGGGGTTACGCCTTGATCAGGGAAAATAATTTTAGAGATCTGAAAAGCATTCATTCCATCTTTTGCATATGCTTTTATAAAACTTTCTTGCTCTGAATTAAGATTTATATTTTTTGCTGGAGCAGCTTTAGTAGTATCAAAAGACTGACCAATTTCAATCAGATATTCCCTCACTAACCTACCTTGCATTGTTCTTCCGTCAAGCTTTTCATCCATAAATACAGAACGGGTCATTTGTCCCAAATCTGAAATTTTATCTTTATTATTTTCAATAAAGTTTTTTTGGTCCGAGGAGAGTTCTATTTTTTTTGTCATTGCAGGAATATATCTTTAGTAGCGATAATATGGCGGGCCTTTTCTTTAAATTGTTTTTTAAGATTTTTAATTTGCTTATAACCAGCTTTTCTGCCAGTCTCTGAAGTTTTATACCCCATTTTGATTGCAACTTCTTCCTCGGACTGATGCAGGATGAATAGCATTTCATATATGATAAACTGCCTTTCTGGAAGAATTTTTTTCATTTCTTGATGAAGTCTTTTTTCTGGAGTTTGAATTTCTGTATGAACATCTTGAAGTTCGCGGTACTGAACTTCTTCTGCGTCAATTGAGAGGGGAAGTTTTATGTCATAAGCGCTTTTTTTTGTTTTTTCCCATTTTAAAAATAAAGGGCAAGAAGAATCTTGTGCGCCAGATTTAGTGAATGAACAGGCCCCGTCTTCTCCGCCTGAGCCAGATAAATTAAAAGGGCAGCTCATGCAAGGCCTAACAAAGTTAGAATAATTATTTCTTAATATGTTTTTTAATTGATTAGATATTGTTTTGTTTAGCCAAGGCTTTAAAGGTTTAGATTGGTCAAACTTATCCCATTTTACATAAACATGTGATGATATAATTTGTATAACATCGTCGAAATCCATCCATGATATAGACGTTAAAAACCATTTGTGCCTACGTTTTGAAATCTCTTCAATAATGATTTCATGACAGTCTTCGTATGTAAGTTTCTTTTTTTTATCCGTCAATATCTACCGTTCCCTTTACAGGCTTGCATTCTTCGACGCAGTCTTTTATTGCGTCGCCAGTTAAGCTTTTGCGCCTTTTCCTAGGGATTGATGATCCTAATTTTTCTTCTTTAATTACAGACCCTAAGGTCGTTTCAACGTAATCATTATTAATTATTTCATAATCCAATTTTTGCAAGTGAGAAAAAGATATTTTAGGTTGTTCGGTTGGGTTTTGTTCTGTTTCTTCTTTTGGTTGAGAGACTTGGACCCCAGCAAAAGATGTTCCGCAATTTGTACAAAAATTGGGTCTTGCAGAAGAGTATTCGTGCTTGGTTCCACAGTGCTGACAAAAAGTAAAGGCCATTACATATAATAGTAAATAAGAATAAAAATTCTAGCAAATATTAAATTATTGAATCAATTTTTAAGTAGCCTCCAAGAACGTGCGCAGACTGTTCAGCAGAATGAATTTGGCGAGAGGTAAGTTTTTTCTTGGTTTTGACAAAATCTAATCCCAAAAAACCGACAACTCTGCCATGTATATCCCTGATGGGGAAATTATACACACTTTTCACACCTTTTTTTACTAATAATTCTTTTAATAAAGGCTTCGGACACAAATCAATATCTT